GATTAAACCCGCATTTTTGGTTTATGTCCTAGAGTCTATGCCGAAAAGCCCAATCTCAAGTAAAGCCGTCAATAGGGCCATAGCTCTATGGAAAAGAGATGACTTGTATGGTGATGCCTGGAAAAAAGAATCCCGCGCCGTTTATAATGATGCTGCTGATGCTGTTTATGCTGCTGATGCTGTTTATGCTGCTTATGCTGTTCGTGCTGTTGATGCTGCTGCCAATGCTGTTTATGCTGTCAATGTTGTTCGTGCTGCTGATGCTGCTGCTTATGCTGCTGGTGCTGGGAGAGAAAGAGAAGAAATTTACAAAAAATTTTCAGACAAATTGATCGAACTGATTAAGTACGATCCACAAAACTAAAGGCCGTGAATGGTCTAATGTTATGGTGAAAAATATTGACGATAATCTTATGGATGATTCTTTTCTTTATTACGTTGCCTGTACCAAAGCGAGAGATTTTCTTTTGCTAGATTTTTCCTAATTAAATTAAGGGGATAAGTTTTAAAATTCTTACCCCCTTCTAATTACATTCTTAATTTAATTCTTATACCTCTAACATTCCCAAGCTGCGTAATTATCTGTCGATCTTTTTCTCTGACTAGATACTCCTCATCCCTTTTTAATATTCTATTAAGGTCGGGAAATTCTTTTAATTTAGCTTTTAAATTCTGGTTTTTGTTTTGAATAAAAAGAGTTTCGTCTTCTTTGTTGTATTTTAAACCATGATTTCCCAGCATTTTTTCGTAAATAAAATTTTCGTTATCTGAATATCTTATGTTGTGTATGGCCTGAGCAACTGTCGTTTGGGTGTAATTGTCCACGATTGTGCTCATCAGGTTTTCATAGCAAGATTCATGGTCTTTTTCTTTGTTTTGATCGGTGTACTCTGAATCGATCAACTTGAACTCTTTTACTATTTTTTTGTAATCTTCTTTTTCCATCTTTCCTTGATTGAAATAGACGTAAAAGCAAGCAATAGCGATAGCAAGCTGATCAGCTAGTCTTGATTCTAATTTTTCTTCATGTTTAAGGAATGATCTGCAAAAGTCTGTATTCCATAGAATATTGTCGATATTGTCGTATATCAGGCTAAAAATCTGGTTTTTGTGCATTTTAAAATACTTGATACGCTCAGATATATCAGCAAAAGATTCTTCGCTTTGATTTTTAGTGGTGTTCATATCTATGATGAAAATACGACTGAGATCGGCAGGTTTTAACTCTCCTATATTGATAGACCCAAAACATAAAACGCATTGAGTATTAAAATTAAGAGCGTTACCAGAAACAGTACCTCTTAAAGCTTCGTAATCTTCACCGTTAGTAGACATTTCTCTGGCCATTTCAATTAGACCTTTTATTTTTCCACCATCAGGCTCAGTTTCGTCAGCAATTATGGATTTAGCGCTAGATTTAATCCTTTGCCTGATCCCTGCTGCCGTTGCGTTATTTGTGATAAGTGAATTAATCGAAAGATCGTGAAGCCATTTAAGAACCGTTGATTTACCAGATCCAGCAGAACCAGTTAACCAGATATGAAAACGCCATGGAATGACTGTAAATATCTGAGCCTGAATGAACCATGCAGAAAGATAAAAATAATCTTCCCTCCGCTTGTATTCAAGGTTTTTAAAACCCTCAAGAAGATGAAGCATATGATCTGAATTGTAGGTTTTTAAGGTGTAATCCACTCCAATGGTTTTTTGATAATTAAATTTTGAATCTGGATTTGGATTGTGAACCGTTTCACCGTCATTTATCACATAATGGGGGCCATCTTGCCATATACCCACGCCGCGAACTTTAGTTGAATCAAATATGCCTTTAGCATGACAAGATTCCATAAGCTCTGAACTGGCCCTATCCCAATCAATTTTTACAGATTCATCATCAATCTGAAGGGGATAGTTTTTCATCCAATACGCATGGCCTGCAACCAATCGACGTAAACCGCCTTTGTGGTGGTGACTCCAATTCAGTGGAACGATCTGCTGGTTTTCTGATGAAATATAGAAATAATTACCATCATTGTGACCCAAAGGCTCAACAGTGAAAAATTCTTCTTCAGAAACAATTAATTGATCGAAAACTTTATCTTTTGACTCAAATTCTGCCAGATCGTTAAAATCAGTCCAAGAAGAGTTTTTTGTTTCAAATTCTGGGAACCTATAAACGGTGTTTTTAAATCTTTTTGTCGCCATCCGAGCATAGTATAGGCCTGGATTATTAATAGGCTTAGTCGTGGCAAAATCGTTGTCTGCGGCTATGCAGATCTTTATATCTGGGTAAGCTGATCTGATGGAATTTATGGACTGAGGAATGTTTGAAGCATTGAAGCAGCAAACTACGGGAATATCAGGAAAAAGCTCTTGAATCGTCGCTCCTGTGGCGTATCCCTCAGTCAAATAGCATATTCTTTCGCCTTTTAAAGGTTTAAAAGGGAAAATAGATCCCTTTATTTTTATCCCAAAAGAGAATCTTTTAACAAATTTTCCGCTTTCTGGATCTTCCCAGATGCGCTGAACTCCTGTGAATCCTTCAATATCGTATGCAGGGATTAATAGAACGCCATTCTGATCAACTTTTACGTTCCCTTGAGAGTTTACGCCTTTATGTTTTAAATAGCCGTGAGAGGTGCATTTTTTAGCTTTTTTGAATATGGGGAGCCATTTTTCTTTGCATTCTTTCTGCCTTACCTTTTGATCCATGTCTATTTTGGTTTTGGCCTCAACTGTTTTTTTGGTATAGGCCTTTTTAAATGCCTTATCTTTAAACATTTTTGAGTCCCAAGATTTCAAGCTATTTGAATCTCCAAACTTCCAAGATCCGAATGATATTTCCTGGTATTTATTGCCTTTATATTCCCATTCATTGGCATATATCCATCCGTGATCTTTATGACCAAAACGGATGCAATTACCGTTAAAGAGAACTTCTTTTTCAAGATTTTCTTGGTATCTGACGTTGATTTGTTGTCTTAGATTATCTATTATTTCCATATAGAACCACTCCAATTGGTTTTTATTAAAGCTGGGTTAGTTTATGAGGCTGCCCAGCTTTAGCTTTAACTCAGAAATAGAATCGTATTCATTTCTTAGTATTATGTAAATTCCGTTGTTTTTTTCAATGTATTTTTGCCAAGTTTTCTGATCTGAAGATTGTTTTGATTGACCACTTTTACATTCTATTTCTATGTGAATTAATCCGTACTTGGTGGGTAATAAAGCATAACAATCGGCCATACCAGATTGATTTATAGCTATTATGTATTTCTTCCAATCAGAAAACTGGCATTTTTTAGATAATATATCTTTGAAAAACCTCATGGAAACAAATTTTCCAACGTGACGATCAAAAACCCTTATTCCTTTAAGTTCTTTTTGGGCAAGTATAGTGAACTTTTTGATAATGTTTTGATGTTCTTTGTAAGATCCCATTAGACCAACTTGTCTTCAATAAATTTTTCTAAAACTGGATTTATTTTCTCAGAGTTATTGTAAACCCAGGCCAGATATTTAAAATCTCTGATTTCTGAATAAACATAATCTAAAGTCTTTCCTTTATATTTCCCAAAATTAAAACGATATTCTGGGACATGATTTTTATTATTCATAACTTTTTTAATAATCTTAACTTGTTCTTCTATACTTTTTTTCATTTATAAACTCCTTCTTGGTTGTTGTTTTTATCAGCTAGTTTTTTAATCCATCTTGGTATGTTTAATTGTGGGTAAAGATAAATCCTATCCCCAAACTCTTTGTACATTTGAAAGTTTGAAAAATGCTTTTTGAGTCCCTTTTCTAGCTTTATTTTTTCAAACTCCAAAAACCTATGCCTCATAAGAGCAAATTCGTCATAAGGGACAATTTTACCGTCTGCTCTTTTTATTTCTCTTTCAACTTTCTCATTTTTATAGTCACATTCTGGGCATGATTTGAGATTAGCTAAATATGCAGCGAAGCAATGTTTGCATCTTTTGGTTTTAAATTCATCAATTTCTTGTTCTTGCTTATTTTTTACGTCTTCTTTCTTTAAAACTGCGTGACGAACCTTAAAAGGGTGCCCGTGACGGTAAATGTTGTTCGCATTATCAATGATAACCGCAAATTCTTTGATAAAAGAAGGTTTTTTATATCCACAAACGGGGCATTTTTCAGAATTATCATAAGCTGAGTTGCATTTTCCGCATAATCTGAACGGTCTAAGTAGTCTGCCCACTTGCTGAATATATAGGATTTCAGACATTGTAGGGCGCGCCATGATGCCTACAATGGCCTGAGGTATGTCAACGCCCGTGCTAAATATATTGACGTTGCAGAGTATCTTATAATCGCCTCTAACGAGGCCATCAATTGCACCATCTCTATCTTTTTGATTTGTGGATTCGTCACAATGTATAGCCGGAATCCCTTTTCTGTTAAATTCACTGGCAAGGCTCATTGAATGCTGCTTATCAACCGCAAATAATATCGCAGGCCAATTGTTCCCAAACTTAGTATAAGAATCTACAACGTCACCAATAATCTCTAAATCGCGCATTTTTTCAGATAATGGAACCGTTTTATAGTCACCGCTTTTAGAGTCAATTTGAATGTCAGATAAATCTATTTCATCAGGAATATAAATCTGAGCATCGGTTAAATATCCCTCTTTTACCAATTGATCGATTTCTATAGGCTTTACGCAAGCTTCCCAAAAATCTTGAACCTTTCTACCCACCTGAAAGGGAGTTGCCGTTAAACCGATGAATACGGCCTTAGTGAATATATCAAAAAACTTTCTGTAAGTGGGTGAAGTCGTGTCGTGCGCTTCGTCGCATATAACAAAATCAAAATCTTCTAAAAAAGACGTATCTCTCCTAGATATGGTATCTATCGAACATATTTGAAAGTTATTGCTTTTATCGAATCCCTTAATAGAACCCATAACCATTGAAGGATTCATGCCATGCTTTTTGAAGTGCTTTCCGGCCTGGAAAACTAACTGTCTACGCCGCATGACTAAGCATACTTTTTTATTGTTAAGCAGAAGCTTGCAAACTAAATGAAGAAAAATAACAGATTTACCGCCACCAGTGGCCAGGAAAAATAAGATCTTTCTATAACCATCAGAAAAAGCTTTCCGAGTTAAATTTAATCCTCTTTCCTGGTAATGCCTTGGAGTCGGTAAATTCATTATCTGTAAACCTTATTCATATATTTAAAATCAAAATGATTAATATAGTGACTAGGTAAATCTATTTTAAGATCTTTTAAGCACATTACAGCATTTGATAGAGGAAAATTGAGCTTAAAATCTTCAATCGTGTATATTTCAAAGTTTGCAGGATCGTGCATTTCTTTTCCGTCCCAATATATAAGATGAAAAGACTTTTTAGTACCCAAGGATGGAACCGTGCAGATTGCTGGCAAATTCACTAAAACTGTATTGACCTGAACAGGCTTATAATCAAGATAATCGAGTACGATTGCGATTTCTTCATTGTTCATGCCATTTATAGGAAAACTTCTTTTGGGAAGATTAAAGGCTATCACCGCCTCTATTTCCTCGTAAGTTTTACCCGTGAACATGGCAATACAGCAAACTCCGCAATCTAATTGTGTTCTTTGCTTTATCATTCTACGAACTCCTTTTCAGTGATCAGGTTTTTATCTAAAAGCTCTTTTTTGAGATTATTCTGAATTACTTCCCAACTGTGACCGTATTTCTTCATGGAATAGAACATACTAAGGCAAGCTTGAACCGTTATATAAGGCTTGTTTTTTGTGTCGAGTCTTGCCCCGGATCTCATCAAATGAGCTACTTTTCTTTTTTGTTCAACATTCAGTTTGTCACGATAAAAACCAGCGAACTTTTTTACTTCTGGGTGAACAGTATCCGATTGATTTTTCTCTTTTCCTGAAATAGGGCAGAATTTTTTATTTTGAGATTTCACAGTTTCTCCAATGCCTCTGGTTTTCAGAAGGCGTAACTCTTTGTATTTTGTAGCCGTGAAAGTTTACGGATTTCATTACTCACCTTCTTTTAAATAAACCGTTACTGGTTTGTAGCCGATGGAACTGGGAGGGAGGTCATCAACGCTATTAAAGAGCGCGCTTCCTATATAAAATTCCAGTTTGGGGTACATGTCATTCCTTGGCGCAACAGTCTGATACATCACCACCTCTTTAAACTTTGGTTCTTCGGGCTTGTCAGACTCTTTCCCTTTATTTAAAAAATCGTAATCCAATTCTCTACTCATACGGTCTATGATTTCTGGAAATTCCACCTCTCTAATATCGACAAATTTACCCATCGACGCGCAAGCCTCTGCGTACATCCACCCAATTGCCTCGCACATTTTGTCTTGTATTTTATCTTTTTCTTTATGGATACGGTTAAACTCTTGATCAATGGCTTCTTTTTCGAGCAGATAAAACTTTTTTGCGTCTAAAGTCCCGTCTGGGTTGGTGCTTTCATTAAATATTCTGTCTTGCTGTGAATCTAAGAAACATTCTATTGGTGTAATTCCCATGATTAACTCTCCTTTTTAAAATGGTTATATGATTAGACCTTTTTCTCTCATTGACTTAATAACAGCTTTCCCAAGCTCTTGAACTGCGACTTCAACGTCTTTTTCTTTGATATAAAGACCATTGTAGTTAATGGCCAATTGCTGGCACTCATGCTCATTATACCAATTCTGAACGGGAACCTTTACGCCAAAATTTGTCATTTGTTCTTCCATCTTAGGCTTGTCTCTTTTTTCGTAAACAAAAGCTTGACCGTAAATTCTTATCTTGAACTTTGAGTTGTTGTTGTAAGAATTATCTTTTTCAAAATTTGCCATTATTTTATCTCCTTATAGTTTCCGATTTTATAAAGTTCTTCTTTTTCTATCGGGTAATTTATCATTTCTCTAAAAATTCTCTCTGTTGCTTTTACGTCTTCCTCGCATTTATGGTGAGCAAATTCTTCGTTAAAAAAGTATTCATAAACCTTATCTAGACTGTAATTCGGTATCTTTATCTTTTTCTTTGCGATTGTGTGAGTTGAGATAAATCTAAATCCCTGCCGCTGAAGCCAGTAATATGTCGGTTTTCCTGTTTGAAGCGTATGGGAAAAAGCCACTTGTTCAATAACTTGCCTGTCAAAGTAGCCATAAGTACCAAAAACGTGGTGGTTAGCATGGCAGCAAAAAAGCCCATCCCTATGCCTTCTAAGATAGCTAAGAAGCTTGCGATAGCTGTCCCATTTATCATCAAAAAGATCGCACTCTTTAGTGCCGATTTTATGTATAGGGTAAGAATCATGTAAGTAAAGGTCAGGCCTAAAAGTAAGGTAATCACTTTCAATAATTCTGAAGTCATCTGAACTCCTAGTGCTTAAATAAGCTGTTAAGATCTCGGTAGTGTTCGGGTTGGGTGAAGTAGTTTCAAGATCCAAAAATGTTATTTTAAAAGAGGGGATCTCTCCCCTCTTTGAGTTATTAGAAAGGAATGTCATCTGAACTAAAATCCTGACTGTTATCTGTCGTAGATTCCTCTTCTTTTGATTCTTCCTTGGCCTTCGGTGTTCCCAATGACTTTTTAAGTTTCATTAGCTCACCGTCGAAGTTGTAAGACTTGAACTTAGCAACAGCTTGCTTGTGATCAAACTTGTTGATGTTTCCATGACCCACGTTCACATATTTAACTTTTGCATTCGTGACAATTTCACCATCATCTTTTGTAAAATCTTCATGCTCAACTACAATCTTAATATCATCGTTAATTTGAGCAAAAAGATCGTCAACAGACTTTGAATCATCTGAAAGATCAGTAAACTTGCTACCTTTGAATCCAAGTTTAACCAATAGTTCAAGATTTTCTTTGATCATGGTGGTAATTTTTCCACTTTTGGTAAACTCTTTAGAACTCATGTAAGCGAAGTAGAGAATGACTTGATCATTCTCTAAAGTTGTAAATTCAAGACCGAAGAAAGGCGTTTTCTTTTCTGACGACTCACCAGTAAAACAGCCTGTAATTTTAACCTTGTGAATACCTTCTGGGATTAGTGCCATAACATTATCTCCTTTTGTTGTTTATTGAACCATTCCTTCCATTTTAGAAACGATTCTATTTAGTTCTTTTTCGTCTGTTCCGGCCTTAGAAAGACTTTTCTCAATTATGCCTTTCATGTCATTAGGCATTTTCGATAGAAGATCTTCTATTTTATCGTTTAATTCGTTTAAATCATCTTTAGCTTCAACTTTTTTCTTTTCCTCCTTCTTTTTATTCTCAACTTCTTTCTTTTTAGGATCAGCTTTTTCAGTCTTTCCAGATTTAAAATGATCAAGGATCATGTTTCTGACTCTTGCCCACGTTCCATTTTTCGTAAACTCTACTTCATACGGCATATCGAAACGGTTTTTAGCAGCGTGACTCGGGCGTTCTTCGGTATAAATCATTCTCATACCGTCACCTTCTGCATACTCTTTACCTGAGCTATTTTCAGCTTTAACGAGATAATAGTTAGCAAAAAGAATGGCACTTACCCAATCCTCAAATATTGGTTTAGTTTTTTTATGAATAGCTGTTTCATAAGCATCATAGCTAGTATTTGTCATCGGATCTTCGTGCTTTCTGCTTTCTGAATGGGCAAGAATAACAATGTTCATTCCTTTTTTGTCTCTTAAAGGAACGAGAAAGTTATCTCTAATGTTTAGAAACATATTCGCCATATTAATGTAGGCCTTACCGAAAGATCCATCGGCCGTGGCCATATTCTTACCCTTGTTTCCTTTCTGGGAAAGAATCTCTTTTTCAGCTATTTGCTCAAGGCCATCAATAGTATCAATAACCAAAGTCTTATAATCGTGAGTTTCATCGCGTAGGGCCTGCAACTGAGAAGCCAGATCATTCCAAGTTTCGATTCTAGGGAATCTTGCAACGTCTAATTCATCGTTTTCTTCACTTCCAATATAAACTGGATTTGGGGACTCTGCAGCAAAAGTAGATTTACCAATACCGTGAGGAGCATGAAGAAGTAATGCCAGCGGCTTTAACTTCCTTCCTGTCGTAACTTTGCTCAAAACGCTCATCTTAACTCCTTTATCTTATCAAGATATTTTGCTGGTATTAATTCTCTGTCATACCAACGATCAATAGTTTTTGTGTCCTTAATATCCAAACATACGGCAACCTTTGCTTTCCCATGCTTTTCAATCAACTTAGTTAATAGCTTAAAATAATCTTTCATTGAAGTTTTCCTCCTGTCAATGACTTTTTGTGGTATTTTTTCTGTTGACACGAATTTACGTTAAATAGTAAAACAGTGTCAACCAATAAAGAGGAGAAAAGATGGATTGTAAAAAAGATTTATCACTTTTTAGCTTCGTTGAAGCGGATAGTGATTTTAAAGAAGCATTTGAGGGTAAAAAGATAACCAATGTTTCTATGTGTACTGAATCGACTTATCAATTTAGTCACATGGAGAAATGGAGGTTTAACTTTTTATCTTGAAGATGAAAATAAAGAAAAATCAATTGTTGTTTTAGGTTACACAGAACTTGGTGAATGGATAGAGCATCAAGAAAAACTATCTTAAAGGAGATTTTATGAAGACTGAGTACACGTTAAGAGAATTTATTAGAATGACGCCACCGCAAAAAGTGAGGTTGCAAAAAAGAGATCCAGATCAATATGAAAAATTAAGGGCCGAGACTGAAAAAAGCTTCAGCAAGGAAACAGATCAGCAAGCTTTAACTGAACTTAATAAAAAATAAGGACAACAAAGACTATGAAAACAATATCGACAATTCAAAATACAGAAGAATGGCATAAGGTCAGAAATGGAAAAATAGGTGCATCTGACGCTAATATAATTATGGGCGTTTCTAAGTTCATGACTCCTTTGGAGTTGATGAAGCAAAAGAAAGAAGGCCCTAAAAAAGAAGAAGATAATTCTTCAAATTATATTCAAAACAAAGGTCACATGATCGAGGAAAAACTAAGAAACGCCGCCGAGTTGATTTACGATGATGAATTTCCTAATTTGGTTGTTATCTCTGATGAGTACCCCTTTTTAATGGCCTCACTTGATGGAATGGGTAAATATTGTGGCGCTACTTGGGAATGCAAGTACGTTGGCCAGGATGACTTTGATAAAGTTGAAGGTAGAGAAATGCTTTCACAGTATGTACCCCAGGTTCAACAGCAGATTATGTTAACGGGCGCACCATTTTGCGTTTTCATGGTGGCCGCTGACGATAAATCAGAATCTAAAAACCCTGACTTTCCTTATAAGTACGCTTACATTGAAGTTAGACCAGATTTCGATTATATGAAAAACCAATTGCTACCAAAATTAAATGAATTTTGGGACATGATGGAAAATGGAGGCGAGCCAGATTTTAGCGAAAAAGACGTTTTAAATCTTGATGAAAATGAAGAAATGGTTGAGCTTCTGGGGCAGTACAAGGAAACAAAAACACTTTTAGATAAAACCACTAAAGAAGAAAAAGCCTTAAAGTCTAAGATCTTCAAAAAGATCGGCAAGGCCAAAAAGGCTGAATGTAACGGTGTTAAAATTACTGAATCAGTCCCAAAGGAAAAAGAAGTTGTTAATTACGAGAAATTTGTCACTGATTCAAATTTCACAGTACCAGATTCTTATATTGATAGAAAAAAAGGGTCTGCTGTTAAGAAGATAACTTTCCCAAAATCAAAATAATGTGAAAGAATAGTTTTGCCTGAAAGGATAACTAACTAACTATCCGTGCCGTTTTTTTCCGAGTAAGGCATTATCTACCCACCCTAGAATCTAATTTTTTAACTTTTTGTTCCCATCCAGAAACGCTTTTGCACCTATTAGATCTTTTGCACTCTTTTTGAATATAAGATTTAATTTTTGCCCATGATTTATAAGGCAAGTGAACCATCGCAGGCTTTAACTCCCACCATGAAGTTTTTAATGGGTTATCTTTGCTGTCTTTAACGTAGTATTCAACGTCTGAAATTGTATGGGTACACCACCCACGATTAACGTCAATTTGAACGCAAATTGGAACGTCTGGGACGCTAGAACAGCTAAAACTTAGCAAAAGTACGAAACTTATCAATGAGAAGTTTTTCAGCATTCTTTTTCCTATCAGGATCTTTTGAAAGTTGAGCATCCCTATTCTCTATAGCAGCATCTAAAAATGCTCTACCCTGAATATTTGATCTAACATCAGTATATAAAAAAAATGTTCTAAGTTCGGATTGCTTGGCCAGAAAATGAGCTATTTTGCCAGCTAAGTAACTTGCAATATAACCCAAAGGGCCTGAAGCAAATATAGGCGCAATAGAAACAAGCCTTTTTATAAGAGAATCTTTTATAAGAGTCTCTAGGCCTGAAACTAATGCGTCTACATAAGCTTGATGGTTCATTACTGAGCTTTTAAAGCTATTCTAAGCATATCAATAATAGCATCATCGATTTCACCAGGAATCGCTTCAGCAAGCTTTTGAAGGAAATAATCGGAGTCAAGAGCAACAGAAACAGCAGCATCAGCGCCTTTTCCATCATACTTAACAGCAATTACGGCCTTTCCTTCTTTAAAAGAAATTTCCAGATCTGTTTCAGTTCCTAATTCTTTTTCTAACTCTTTCATTTTTATCTCCTACGTTTATATGGGAATAATGTCCCATTATGTTTACTTTACTTCTAAAATAGTTTCTAGCTTCACAATTCTCTCTCTAAAGTCATTTAACTCTAACCTCATGCTTTGGATCATGTAAAAGAGTAAAAGCGTAGCTCCGCTAATTCCAGCTATCTTAGCTGTTGTTTTTTTTGCCTTAGACAGGTTTTTGATTAAATCGAGCATTTTCATCGATCTTTTATGACTTCTTTAATCGTTTCGATCTCTTTCATGTGCCATTCTTGATCTTTTATAATGACAGCGATCTTTTCGTTCAGTGATTGAACACTATTCCCCAT